TGGTCCAATAAGGCTGACCGGCGCCGGATCTTGAAGTACAACTACTCGGATGCGCCGTGGGTTTTGATGAACCTGGACGGGCTCGAAGAGGACATCAAGCAGGCGATGCGGCGTGACCCTGCTGAGGCGGAACGCTTCTACGGTAATCGTCGCGTGCAGGGCTCTGGTTCGTGGTTGACCGAGCTTTCGTGGGACGGCAAGGCTGCTCCGCGTGAGGTGCCAGACGGTACACCGATTGTGGTGGCCGGCGACTTGTCGAACAACAACGACTGGACTGGGTTCCGGGCCATGACGGCTGATGGGTACCAGTTCACTCCGACGTATGGTCCGAACAGTGAGCCGACGATTTGGAAGCCTGACGGTTTGGCCGGCTTGATCCCTCGCGGCGAGGTTCGGGCTGCGTTTGACGAGCTCCAAGCGCGATTCAAGGTTGTGCGGGCGTACTTCGACCCGGCAGGTTCTGCTCGTGGCATCTCCGCTGAGGCTGACGCAATGGAGGTCCTAGAGGACGACTCCTGGCGACTTGAACTGAAGCAGTGGCAGGCACAGTACAAGGACGAGGACGGCAAGCCCACGGTGTTCGCGTGGGAAACGTCGAGCGTCACGAAGGTGCACCCAGTGCTGGAGTCGTTCAAGCAGGCGGTGAACGGCGAAGAGTCGGTGTTCCGGCACGACGGTTGCCCCACGACCAAGACGCACATTCTGAACGCGATTGTCCGGGCCAGAACCGGCCAGCGCTACATCATCGGCAAGCCGAATGAAAACCAAAAGATAGACCAGGCCATGTCATCCATTCTCTGCTTCGAGGCATGGTCTGACGCGCTCGTGGCAGAAGAGTTTGCCAATGAAGAACCCGACAATCGGATGTTTGTTTTCTAACGGAAGGGGTGCGCTGTGGCGTTGAGCCTGGAGGATACCCAGCTTGTGTCGGCTTTGGCGATGCAGGCAACGGCGCAGTCTCGTGATGACCTGAAGAATGACCGCTATTACGAGGGTTCGCAGCGTCTAGAGCATATTGGGTTGGCTGTGCCGCCTGAGTTGCGCCGGTTTGAGACGATGGTTAACTGGTCGCGTGTGACGGTTGATTCTGTTGGGGACCGGTTGAAGATGCGCCGGTTCTTCATGCCTGGCGAAGAGAAGGCGTCGGCTGCTTTGCGTGAGGGTTGGGACGCTAACAACCTTGATTCTGAGTCGGTGATTCATCATCAGGAGACGATGATTCTTGGCCGTGGGTTCGTGACGGTAGGTGCGAACGAGGAAGACCCTGAGCACCCGCTGATTACGGTTGAGTCGCCGCGTGAGATCACGGTGAACATTGACCGCCGGCACCGTCGCATCAACGCGGCATTGCGCATGTACGGTCAGGACTCGAACCTGCAACCGAATCTCGCCACGCTATATCTGCCGGATTCCACGCAGTGGCTGGAGCGGCAGAGCAACGGCAAGTGGCTGGTGCAGGACCGCGACGACCACCGGCTCGGCCGCGTCCCGATTGTGATGTTCCTGAATCGGCGGCGCGTTGGACGCTGGTATGGCGTCTCGGAGATGCAGGACGTTATCCCGCTTGTGGATGCTGCTGCACGGTCGCTTACGAACCTCCAGATCGCCGCGGAGACTCATTCAGTCCCGCAGAAGTACGTGCTCGGCATGTCTAAGGGCGACTTCGTGGATGCTGACGGCAACCCGATCCCGGCTTGGCAGGCGTATTTCTCCGCTATTTGGGCGAACGCAAACAAGGACGCGAAGGTTGGGCAGTTCACGGCGTCTGATTTGAAGAACTTCCACGACACAGTGAACCATTACGGCCAGCTTGCGTCTTCGATTACTGGCCTGCCTACACGGTATTTCGGTCAGACGAGCGTGAACCCTGCAGCTGAGGGCGCTATCCGGGCTGATGAGTCCCGGCTGATCCTGAACGCCGAGCGTAAGCAGGCGAACTTTGGTGACGGCTGGGGCTGGGTTATGGCCCTGTATGAGCGGTTCCGCACTGGCGAGTGGCCTGATGGGAACCGGATCAACACTGAGTGGTACGACGCCGGCACCCCGACGAGGGCGCAGACGGCCGACGCGATGTCGAAGCTGTACGCGGCCGGCAATGGTGTCCTGTCCCGTGAGGGTGTTTGGGATGAGCTGGACTGGTCCGAGGCTCGCAAGGATCGTGAGCGCGAATACTTCGCCCGACAGACGCAGGACCCGTACCTTGCCACAATTGCCGCTAAGGGGGCTGTGAATGTTGCAGCAACTACCGGAGGCGGCGTCTAGTTACGCGCTGGCGCAGCGCGCCGAGATTGGTGCTGCTGTGGCGGCGGCGTCCCGTTTGTGGCGGGGCATGGGCGATGATTTCGATTCGTCGTATGCCCGCCTTGAACCGGCGTTGCTGGCTGTGTTGTTCACGGCTCAGGAGAGGGTTGCGGATGGCGCGCTTGCGTATGTGCCGGATGTTTTGGACGAGGTTGGCGGGGCTGTTGGCACTCCGGTGTATGAGTCGGCCGGGGCACGGTTTGTTGGTGTCGCTGGTGATGGTCTGCCGGTCGCGTCGATGGCGTATGGGGCTGTAATTCAGGCTAAGCAGTTTGTCGCTGCTGGGCATTCCCCGGCTGAGGCTTTGGCGGCTGGGGGCAGGCATCTGACGCTGACCGCTGGGACGATGCTATCTGACACGGGCAGGGCTGCTGAGAAGGTGTCCGGCGGCGCTCATCGGGTGAAGCTGTGGACGCGGATGCTGAACCCGCCGTCGTGCGCCCGGTGCGTGATCCTGGCGGGAAAGACCACCACAAACGCCACTGCCTTCTTGCGGCACCCGGGCTGCGACTGCCGCAACGTCCCGTCCACTGAGAACACTGGCGAGGATGCGCGCACGAACCCCAAGGATTACCTTGATGGGCTGTCGGAGGCCGAGCAGGACCGGGTTCTCGGGTCTAAGGCTAACGGGCGTGCGTTCCGTGATGGCGCTGACATGAATCAGCTCATCAACGCTTACCGCACGTCTGGCGCTGTCCGGCCGGCGCAGGTGTACGGCGTTGGCATCAAGTACACCCGCGAGGGCACGACGCGCCGCGGTCACGCCTACTGGCAGATGTCACAGGCCGGCTACGTCAAGGAACAAGGTGTGTTCCGTGATGGCTCCAAATACTTCCGGGCGAAGTCACCGCGACTCATGCCCGAGTCGATCTATTCCATTGCCAAGGACCAGGAAGACGCTAAGCGGCTCCTGAAGCTCTACGGCTGGGTCGTCTAAGACCCCCAAAAGTTCCCGCCGCGCCGCGGTGGGTTTTCTGGCCCCGCATGGGGCCTTTTCCATGTCAACCCACCAACGCCGCACGGCCGAGGGAAACCCGCACGGGAGATACACCATGAGCGAAACACCAGTGGCGCCGGCAGCACAGCCGACCACACCTGAACCCGCAAGCGAAGCAGCCAAGACGCCGGCCCCTGCACAGGAGACGGACTGGAAGGCCGAAGCTCGCAAGTGGGAGGAACGCGCTAAAGCGAACAAGTCAGCAGCGGACGAGCTCGCCAAGATCGAAGAGGCGAATAAGACCGCCGAGCAGAAGGCCGCTGAACGCCTCCAGGCCGCCGAGGCGCGAGCCGCCGAGCTCGAACGCAAGGCGGACAGGGCCGAGGTCGCAGCAGCGAAGGGCGTGCCCATCGATCTCATCTCCGGCAAGAGCCGGGAAGAGATGGAAGCCGCCGCTGATCGGCTCATCGCGTTCAAGGGTGTTTCCCCTCAGACCCCGAAGCCGGACCTGTCACAGGGGCCATCCGGCGATTCTCCGAAGCAGTCAACGGCGGACCAGTTCGCCGATCAGTTGGCCGACTTCTAAACCTACTTCCCTTGAAAGGGGACCATCATGGCTGGCGTAGATGTCAACCGCAGTACTGGAGGCATTGTCCTCACCCCCGAGCAGTCCGCTGAGATCTGGTCGGCTGCCGAATACTCTTCTGCTGTTATGCAGCTCGCGCAGAAGGTCGATCTGCCAGGTTCCGGCGTTTCCGTGCCGATCATCACCGGTGAGCCCGAGGCTGACTGGGTAAACGAGACCGATGAGAAGAAGGTCTCTCGCCCGTCGTTCGACAACAAGATCATGACCCCGTACACCGCGGCTGTGATCGTCCCGTTCTCGAACCAGTTCAAGCGCGACAAGGCCGCTCTCTACAACGAGGTTGTCCGGAAGCTCCCCCAGGCCCTGGCTCGCAAGTTCGATCAGACCGTGTTCGGTCTCGCGTCCGGCGCCCCGGGCTCGAACTTCGACACCCTCGGCGGTGCCACTCAGGTCGGCATCAACGGTGACACCTATGCCGGCCTCGTTGCTGCTGATCAGGCGGTTGCTACCGGCGGTGGCATGCTGAACGGTTGGGCTCTGTCCCCGCAGGCCCGCGGCCTGCTGCTGGGTGCCACTGATTCGACTGGGCGCCCGCTGTTCACCAGCGGCGTTGGCTCTGATGCTGTCCCGTCTCTGCTGGGCGCTCCGACTGCTCTCACCAAGGGCGTCTACTCGGCCGACATCGATGGTGCAGGCGCCGGGACCGCGGCTCGCCTCGGCTTCGCTGGTGACTGGACTTCCGCGCACTACGGCGTGGTTGAGGACATTCAGCTGTCCATCTCGGACCAGGCGACCATCAACGACGGCGGCACTCAGCTGAACCTGTGGCAGCGCAACATGTTCGCTGTCCGGGTCGAGTTCGAGGTCGGCTTCCGCGTTCGTGACATCGCGCACTTCGCGCAGCTCACCAACGCTACCCAGGCGTAGCCGGTGGCTCGCCTGACTTCCCCGAGCTCTACCGCCGTAATTGACGTGCCGGATGAGCTTGCGGAGCGGTACACGGCTGCCGGTTGGGTAGCTGAGAAGCCGAAGCGGGAACCCGCTAAGGCTGCCCCGAAGCGCAGCGAGAAGTAAGGAAGGTGTGCGGTCATGGCATACGCAACTGTTTCTGATGTTGAGGTCCGTTATGGCCGCACACTGACCACTTCCGAGTCGGCGCAGGTTGGCGCGTGGATTGATGATTTGGAGTCGGAGATTCTTGAACGAATCCCGACTCTGCCGGATCTGATTACTGATGGCCGGCCGACTGAGGCGACTCTGCGCAGGGTCATCAGCGCGGCCGTCATCCGTAAGTTGCAGAACCCGGAGGGGTTGCGCACGACGACGGTTGCGATTGACGACTATTCCACGACGAAGACGGTTGACTCGTCCAACAGTGGGGGCTTCCTTGGCCTGACTGACGATGAGTGGTCGCTGCTGCTCCCTGGCAGTACCGGGGATGCGTTCACTATCACCCCTTACGGACTTGGGGGCCGCGCTGCTGATTGGTACACAACTGACGGTTGGATTCCGGCGTGAGTGCGGAGTCTGCGGTCCTTGATGGCCGGCGTGAGGCTGAGTCCCTGATGGTCGATGAGTGCACTATCACCCGCCCCGGTGAGCCTGTGACTGATCCTGAGACGGGGGACGTTACGGGCGGCACTGAGACGGTGTACTCGGGCCGTTGCAAGGTGCAGTCGAAGGATTCTGCGACTGCTACGCCGGATGCTGCTGGGGCGTCGTTCACGGTTGTTAGCCGGCAGGTGCATATCCCGGCGAACTCGGCTGAGGTTCTGGACGGTGACGTGGTTACGATCACGGCGTCTGCGCTGAATGCGTTCACGGTTGGGAAGCAGTATCGGGTGGAGGGTTTCACGCCTGACAGTTTCGAGACTGCTACCCGCCTTCCTGTGAAGGAGATGCTGTGAGCGACGGGCCGGCCGAGTTGCGTGCGCTGGCGGCGAACATGGGAAAGATCGCGGGTAAGGCTCTCGATGACGTTGATGCGGTCTTGAAGAAGGGCGCTCAGAACGTCAAGGAAGAGATGCAGGCAGACGCTAGCCGGTCGCCCCACTTCAAGGGCATGGCGGGCGCGATCACCTACGACTCGCACTATCTGTTGGGCCGGGCCCGTTATGTGGTGGGCCCGGATAAGTCGAGGCGTGGTGGCTCGTTGGGAAACATCTACTACTTCGGCACGAGCCGCGGTGGTGGTTCCGGCGATATCGAGAAGCCTTTGCGCACTGAGGAACCTCGGCTGATGTCGCAGATGGAGAAGTTGCGCGAGCGATGGGCTGGTGAGCTATGAGCGGTGATGCGCTGGCATCGGCCTTTCAAGATCTTATTGCGTCCAAGGTTGATCAGGACTACATCTTGCGAGGCACTACCGGGACCCGAGTCTATCTGGACAAAGTTCCTGGTACGCCGAGCTACCCGTATGTGTATGTGCTGACGAATTTCCCGACTGTTGCTGAGCGTTCCGCAGCTAGGTCTGTACAGTCCCGGGCGCTGCGGTCCCGGTGCATCGTCGCTGGCCTCACTGGTGCGTCGGTTCGGATCATTGCTCAGAAGCTCACAAATTGCCTGGAGGGGAAGCGCCCCGTGGTTGCCGGGTGGACGTTGGGTGCGATTGAGTCGGTCCCGAACGAACAGCAGCTCTTGCCGGACAACGATGTGACCATCAACGGTCAGCATCCCCTGTATCAGCCCTTCGATTGGGTGCTGACAGGCTCCGAAACCGACTGATAACTAGGCGCTCCCGTGGGGCGCTTTTTCTTTGCGACAAGGGAGGCGCCGCGTGGCGTTCGTACGAGTCAAAGACAAGGATTCCGGGCACGAGTTCGATGTGCCTGAGACAGATTGGCGTATTGGTGAGGGCATCTTCACGGTCGTCAAGGGTGATCGGTTCCCGTCTGTGGACCGGCCCCGTCCCCCGAAACACAAAATTCAGCCCATTCGGGCGTCCAAGAAAGAGGAAAGCTAAATGGCTGGAGTAGATATTCCGAGCACCCCGGCGGACGGCAACGTTCTCGTCAAGCTCGTAGCCGCAATTGCCGACACGTCCGCCCCGACTCTTACCGAGCTCAATGGTGCAGGCGCGGTGGACATTTCCTGCTACCTGACTGGTGGCGGTTACAAGCCGTCCCTGTCTGAGCAGGTCATCACTGACGAGCGGCTGTGCACCACGCAGACGTATGAGCAGAAGGGACGTTCGCAGCGCGGCCTGGAGGTCGAGTACATCGACAACACCAACTCGCCGAACGAGGCGCAGTACAACAAGGCGAAGGACACTCTCGTGCCCGGCGCTGAGCAGTACCTCGTTGTGCGAACCGGCATCCCGTACACGGATGCGCTGGCCGCCGGCCAGAAAGTCACGATCTACCCGATCAACCCGGGCGAGTACAACGACATGCCGCCGGAAGCTAACTCGGTGCTGAAGACCGGGCAGAAGCTGTTCGTGCGCGGTGGCGTGAAGATCAACGTCGAGATCGCCGCGTAGTTCCTGCTCTTGAATACCCCTGTGCGCCCGTGTGTTGTGGGACCGCGGGCGCACAGGTCAAGTCCCACTCGTCCCGCTCAAAAGACCTCTAGGAGAACCGTAATGACCGAATCAATCCCCGATGGCTACGAGCCCGCAGAAAACGCAGCTGCTAAAGATGTCGCAATGGATGCGCTGGAGCAGTCGCTTACAAAGCAGGGCATCGACCCGTACCCCGATCTTGACGATGACGAGGAGGGCGGAATCGACCTCATTGGCCTTGCTGATGATGTTGTAGAAGCTCTTTTGAAGGTCGGAATTACCGTCCCAGAAGGCCTGAAATCCCCATTTTCACGGTAGAATTTAGGATATAGGAGACCCCCGCGATTGCTGCAAACAATCCGGGGGCGCGACCAACACTTTCGAGGAGTGCTGATATGTCCAATTCTACATGCGCAACGGAAGAATGCGGGAAGCCCACCGTGGCCCGCGGATACTGCCGGACGCACTACATGCGATGGAGCAGGCATGGCGACCCGGTCGTCGTAAAGGTAGTCCGTGGAGCGATCTGCGACGTGGACAACTGCGGTCGCCCGGCCAAGGGTCGAGGCTTCTGCGACCAGCACTATAAGCGGGTCATGAGGCATGGCGACCCAACCGTCAGGCTTCGGAACTACGTGCCGGAGGGGCAAAGCTACAAGTCCATCCACCGGCTACTCAAGAGTCTCCATGGACCTGCGCGGCTCCATGCCTGTGCAAAATGCGGCGAAGACGCGTCCGACTGGGCGTATGACCACGCCGACCCAAGCGAATACTACGACGATCGCGGCTGCCCGTTTAGCAGTGATCCAGAAAGGTATATGCCTCTGTGCAGGCAGTGCCACTGCATCTTTGACCAGATCGGTGTAAAGCGCTAGCTCCCCCAACCAACTCATGCCCTTCACTAATCAGTGTGGGGCATGAGCCTTTTAAGCCCACATTATGAAGGACAAAGAAATGGCTCTTGTTGTGAAGCGTCCTGAGACGCGTGTTCCGTTCTGCCTCGATGGTGATTTGAAGGCTGAGCATGAGGCGGCTGAGGCTGAGTTCAACGCGGCCCGGAATCGGTCCCTCGCTGATGCTCGTCTGAATGATCCGGTGAAGGACCTTGCTCAGCGTGTCGCTGACATTGAGGATCAGATGAAGTCGGCTTCGGTCGAGTTCGTGATGCGTGGTCTGCGGCGGGGCGAGTGGAATGAGCTTGTTGCCGAGCATGCCCCGCGTGATGGCAATGCGCTGGATAAGTCGTATGGCTTCAACGTTGAGGCGTTGATGGTCGCTGCGATCCCGAAGTGCATAGCAGCGGTCGAGCGTGCTGGCGAGGCCCAGGAGTTCGACCCGGTAACGGAATGGGATGCGCTGGCTGATGAGATGACCGATTCCCAGTACGAGGATTTCGTGCTGGCTGTTCTGCGTGTGAACAAGGGGCGTAACGAGGTCCCTTTTTCGCTCAGCGCCTTCAGGACGATCCAGCCCTCAGATCAGACGTAGAGACGGCGCATTCTCTCGGAATTTCGTTGAAACGGTTCCACGGCTGGGAACCCGCGACGAAGCACGTGTATGACGAGGCCGGCCGGGTGGTTTCCTCCGTGGCAGAACCTGAGTGGGACGATGCCGAGCAGACGGTGATGCTCGCGCTGAGCGAGTACCGCGCTGGCCTATGCCCGCTTTGTGGCGGGCCAAGGGATGTGTGCACGAACCCTGAGAACGAGTTGAAGTTTAAGGGCGGGCTGCCTATCCGGTGCCACGCAACAACGGCGCGGATGGTTGCGATGGAGCCGTACAAAGACCAGCCGAACAACCAAGCGCTAATGATTGCGCCAGTGCTTGCAGGTTAGTGCGGCGCTGAGTCCTTTTGGATTAGGCCAACCACGGCGCACGCTGCCGATCCAAGCAGGAAAATCCAAGCAAGCGGGGCCGACCCTGCCAGCCCGGTGACAGCTCCGATGATGAAAAGCAAAAGCGCCATTTGTAGTGTGCTTGTGCCCTTCTTCGGCGTCCTCTTGGTCGTCCCAGCCTCATTACTCATGCCGCCAGCCTCCCGTATGCGCTGGTGTTTTGCAACTGCTTGGCGGAAACAACTTCAAAGTAGGAGGCCACCTTGGCTGATCGGTCAATTTCAATTGCTATCGAGGCCAGGGTGCAGGGGTTTGTGGCTGGCATGCGGACGGCCCAGCAGGCAACAACGGACTTCGCTAGCCGCACTGCGGCGTTTGCTCGGGACAATGAGCAGCACCTTGATCGGGTAGGCAAGGCTTCGATGGTTATGGGCGGGGCTGTTCTTGCCGGGCTGGCACTGGCGATCAAGGCGGCGTCGGAGTTCGATTCTGCGATGTCCGAGGTCCAGGCCAGTACCCATGAGACGGCTGGCAACATGGCGCTTCTGCGTGAGGCGGCGATCAACGCTGGCGCGGATACGTCGTTTTCGGCGAAAGAAGCTGCACAGGCCATTGATGAGTTGGCTAAGGCCGGCGTGTCCACAAAGGACATTCTCAGTGGCGGCCTGAGCGGCGCGCTCAGTCTTGCCGCAGCGGGTGGTCTCGCTGTTGCGGACGCGGCAGAGATTGCCGCTACGTCCATGACGATTTTCGGTAAGGACTTCGCGGATAAGGGCAAGCTTGCTGCGCATGTTGCTGACCTTCTGGCTGCTGGAGCCGGCAAGGCGCAAGGATCTGTCGCAGATATGGGCGCGGCTCTGAAGCAGGCCGGTCTTGTGGCGAATCAGACTGGCCTGTCTATCGAGGAAACTACTGGCGGTCTGGCGGCGTTCGCTTCGGCCGGCCTCATTGGGTCAGATGCTGGAACGTCGTTCAAGTCGATGCTTCAGCGGCTCACTCCACAGTCCAAAGAGGCGAAGGCCGAGATGGACAAGCTCGGTATCAGCGCTTACGACTCATCTGGCGAGTTCATCGGCCTCGCGAAGTTCGCTGACAATCTGAAGACTTCCATGCAGGACTTGACTCCGGAAGCGCGTAACGCGGCTATGGGTGTCATCTTTGGGTCGGACGCCGTCCGTGCCGCGAATGTTCTGTACGAGAACGGCGGCAAGGGCATCGCCGACTGGACAAATAAGGTCAACGAGTCGGGCTATGCGGCTGTAACTGCCCAGCTCAAAACCGATAACCTCGCGGGCGACTTGGAGCGCCTTGGCGGGTCTTTTGATTCGGTCCTTATCAAGGGCGGGTCGTCAGCGGCCCAGTCATTGCGTGGGGTCGTCCAGAGCGCGGAAAAGCTGATCGATGCAGTGGGCCAGATCCCGGCACCCCTGATGAACCTAGGGGTGGGAATCGCCGGAATAGCCGGGAGCGCCTTGCTTCTAGGCGGCGGACTCATGACGAGCATCTCGAAAGTTACAGAGTTCCGGGCATCGATCGATGCCCTCTCCAGCTCGGCAAACCCAGCCGCCCGCGGGCTGGGCAAGGTCGCCAAAGCCGCTAGCCTGGCTGCGGCGGCGATGGTTGGGCTGGAAATCTTCAACGCGATTGCTTACGACAAACACACGCAATCGACCGAGCAGCTTGGTAACGCGATTTTGAAGCTGAACAAGGCGGCTGCAAGCGATGGGATCTCGTCGCTGAATGCGGCCCTGAGCGACTTCGGTAACTTTGCGGGCAGGAAGATCGCGCCGGACATCAACTCCGCTGCCGACGCTATCGCCCGCATCACTCATCCGCAGGGTGCTGACGGAATCAATCGATGGGCTGACCAGGCGTTTGGGTGGACCGGGCTGGCTAAGTCAGAGACGACACAGGTTGATGAGTCTCTGAAGAGTCTCGGCGACCAGCTCGGCGACCTTGCCAAGAACGGAGCGGCCGACGCGGCTGCGGCTTCGTTTAAGAAGCTCTCAGACGAGTTCGTGAAAAACGGGTCGTCTGCGCAGGACGCACTCAACCACGTCCCGGGGTATCGGGATGCCCTCCTCAGCTTGTCGAAGCAAGTTGGTGTGAACCTGTCAGATCAGGAACTTCTTGACTTCGCTTTGGGTAAGGTTCCCGCCTCGATGCTCTCCGCTTCGGGCGCGACCGAAACCTACACCAACGCTGCCGGCAAAGCTGTGCCCGTTACGGAGGACATGGCTAAGGAGCTCGAAAAAATCGGTGTCTCCGCTAAAGGCACGATCACAATTCTTTCCGCTTTTGTTGATGTCATGTTCCGGGCCGGGTTGCTGACGTTGTCTGAGCGTGATGCTCAGCGTGGGTACGCTGAAGCGCTTGCTGCTGTTGGGCTGGCGGCGGACGGGACTGGCGGAAAGGTCGGCGCGATGGGCACCGCGTTCGATAACACCACCGAGCAGGGCCGCAAGAACCAAGCGATGTTTGACGCTGTCGCCCGTGCTGGTATGGCGACAACACAGACGATGGCGGAGACGACTGACGCCTTTGGGAAGAACGTCTACACCCAAGATCAGTTGCAGGCGAACCTGGTTGAGACTTACAACAACCTAATCTCCGCTGCTGGTCAGTTTGGCATTACTGGTGACGCTGCGGTCAATCTCGCTCGTGACGTGCTGAAAATCCCGGCTAACGCCAACATCAATACATGGATGTCTGACTACGCGCTGAACCTTGCGAAGCAGACGACTGGGGAGCTGAACAAGCTTGATGGCCGGCAGGTGCGTATCGGCGTTAACACCGTTTATACCGAGACGGGTCCGAAGCCTGACGGGTATGTGGCACGGAATGGTGTGCCGGCTTACAACGCGACCGGCGGCAGGGTGAACTACCTGGCCGGCGGGGGTCAGCCGATCCTTTACGACATGCAGCCACGCGGTACTGACACGGTTCCGACGATGCTCACTCCTGGTGAGTTCGTGGTGAATCGGGACGACACGGCGAAGAATCTCCCGCTGTTGGAGGCGATCAACGCGGGCCGTCAGTATCGGCCCGCTCCCGCCCCTGCGCGGCAGGTAATCGCTTCTGCTGGCGGGGTTGGCGATGTGACCGTGTACGTCACGAACCCGTTTACGGGAGAGGAAGTGCAGGGCATTGTCCGTTCTGTAGCGTCTGGTGTTGCGGCGGCTCAGATCCAGGCGGCCGATTCGCAGTCGCAGTTTTCTAGGAGGGGCCGCTGATGGTTGCTGTTGTGGTTGAGGCTTTGACGGATGCGCCGTGCCCGCGGGTTGGTGTGACGGTTACTGGCTTGGGTGTTGGCGAGTCGGTTGTGTCGGTGTGGCGTTCCGCGGATGGGGAGCGTGGGCCTGTCCGTGGTGCCCGTCGCGTGGTGATGACTGATGCGGGGTACTTGGTTGATTGGGATGCGCCGTTGGGTCGTTCGGTCAGTTATGAGGTTGAGGTTATTAGCGGCCCGTCGGGGGCTTCCCGTGTCACTGCTGCTCCGGTGACGGTGGAGTCTTCGACGGGTTGGCTGATGGACCCGCTCGTCCCGCAGTCCGCGGTGCCTGTTGTTGGTGATTCGACGGATGAGACGTATCTCCGTGCGCAGGCTTTGTCCGAGTTGGAGTACGCGGCGGATGTCCAGGTGTTCAACATCATGGGGTCGTCTAAGCCGGTTGCGTTGTTTGGTCAGCGGATGGCTGAGCGTGGTTTGGATACGTCGGTTTCGACTCGTTCGGCTGAGCAGAATGCCCGGCTGGAGAGTCTGTTGAAGTCAACGGCACAACTGTTGTTCCGGCCGCTCCCCGGCTGGGGTACGCGAACACTACCTGGAACGCTGTTCCTCGCTAATGCTTCGGCTGTGCAGTTGCCGGTTGATGTGTCGTGGGGCGGGAACCTTACCCGCTGGGATTTGAAGTCTGATGTTGTCGCCGCCCCGACGATCAAGGTTCTTACCGCGTCGTTCACGTATGGGGATGTGAAGTTGTTGTTCGCGTCGTATGGGGATAAGCAGGCGGCTATGTCGGGGCGGACGTATTTGGATGATTTGAAGAACCCGCTGGGAGGCTGATGTGCGTCTGATTGATGCGGGCTCTTTGGATGCGCTGGATGGGTCTCGGCCGGCGGATACGTTGACTGTTTGGGCGTGGCGTGAGGGTTCGCTGGTGTTGCCTGATCCGTTGCAGGTTGTTGACTGGTCGTTGTCTGGTGATGCCGGTGATTCGGTGAAGGTCGGGCAGCGTTTGTCGTTGACTGTTGCTGATCCGGATGGATCGCTTGGTGCGTGGCTGTTTGATGACCCGTTGGGGGTTGCTGGTACTGAGTTGCGGGTGATTTATCGTGTCGGCGGTGCTGGTGCGGTGAATTATGGGAAGTTCCGGCTGATTGGGAATGCTCCGTCTGAGGTTGTGGATTCCCGGGTTGTGGATGAGTACGGGCTGGTTGTGCCCGACTCT